AAGAAAACCGCTGACTTGTAGTTTTCTTAAATCATTTTGTGACATCTGTAGCACTTGTGATATTCTTAATGCATCAGATAAATCAGTCGCGTTATATGGAACAACTAAATCTTCAGCTTTTATAAATTTAGCACAAGCTCTACCTAAGACTGGATCATAATAAACTTTTTTAAATGAAGAACCTGTAAGAGGAAGTAAGAATAACATCTGATCCATCTCTGGAGTGTATTCTTTCATAACCGATGATATCATGTAATTCATGTAATCTTTTACACGACCAGCTTGATTTATTTTTTCATCAGTCTGTGCTCCTATCACTTCTGTTCTTACAGGTCCCCCTGCAGGTAATAACTCTTTGATGGCTTGCGCTTGGAATTGAGTTGCTGACTCCGCAAGTAAGGGATGAGTTACTCCTGCTGCCCCAAGAAAAGGACGGGCTGGTGATTCATATTTGAAACCTAATAAATCTAATCCTTTAACATAAGAATCCACCCATTGTTGTCGTGAACGTTTATCGTCTTCATAATTTGAAACAAGTTCACTACCTATTTGTGAAAGAATAGATTCATCTAAAGTTTCTGCTAAGTTAGAAAAAAATTGTTCTTCTTGTTGAATAACTGGTTCTACACCAGCTATTACATTATCATCTTCATCTAATACTGTATCTACTTGCTCTGGATTATTTCCAGCGGTCGTATCAATAATTTCTAAATCTTCTCTTGACATTAATACATTTTAGTTATTTTTTTATTTTTAGCCATACCTTGTCCACGGCAAACAATGCCACCTTTTTTAAGTTTTAAACCTTTATCTTGTTTAAATTTTTCTATCCCACCGCCAACTTGTTGAGCTCTTGAAACCTCATCTTTGATTTGTCCTGCTGGATTGGGTTGTGCTGCCAATGTTTTGATTGCTCTATCTATCATCCAAATAATGGTGCAAAGTGTTCACGTTTTACTTCTACCAATCCTCCAAGTTTATATGCCTTCATTCTGCCCGTGCTCGAGCCTGCTAAATCTAATACCACATTTGTATTGTAATTTCTAGGGTCATTAATATCAGTTATATCCAATGGTTCGTAGAAATCGTTTTTGTCAATTTTCAAAAAATTATCTCTTTCAGCTTTTGACGTGAAGGATCCAACAATTTTCCCATCTGAGTCTGTTACTTTAAAAGGTTTATTTACATCTGATTTCATAACCTTTTTAACAACTACTTTGGCACCTAATTCTTTTGCAATCTCTTGCATTGCTTTCGGTACAACTGCAGTGCTAACTAATATTCCTGATTTGTAATCTCTGTATTTTCCAACTGCTTTGCCATCTAAATTTTTTAAAACCCTATCTTTACCTGGGACTTTTCTAAAACTGCCCTCTAATTGATCACCGCTTAATCCATAGTATTGTTCCAGCTTCTGTTTTTGTCCTACTTGTTTTAATAAATAATCATCAGCAGCACCGATAGCTATATATCTTACATTATTTTTTCTTGCATCTTGTATTAATGATTTCAGTGCAAGTTTTGTCCATGTAGCTTCTTTCATCATTGGATAGAAATCATAAGTTCCTTCCTTTGATGAAAAGCTTTGACCATAATATTCATTACCAGTTACTTGCGATGGTCTGATTTGAAAATTAGATTCTAAAATTTTTTTCTCTTTTTGTAATTCGTTTAATTTTTTAAACTCAGGAGGCGAAAGTGGTCTCTCGTTAGCTATATCAGTTAGTTTATTTATCTCTGTTATCTTTTCATTTATTTCTCTTTTCAGTGTAGAATTTATAATTTTATTTTTAAAAGGGTTATTTCTTACAAGATCTATTGGTTCATTAACGCCTACCTTCGCTAATTTTTTTGAAATAGATTGTCCTGTATCAGATTGTATTTCACCTATGTAATAAGTATCTCCATAATTATCTATACCTCTAGTATTAAATCTTATATGTGCAATGGGATTAGGATCATTAAAATGTGATGAAAATATTTTTTTAGCTGATTCATTACCTGGTAAAGATTCATCTAAATAAATTACTTTTTCTCTATAATCATAACCACCCTCAGCAAACACAGATTTGTGTCTTGGCATGTTTGTTGTGGTCAAACCTTTTTTAGCCAATGCTTCGTATTTGTCATAATCAGATATCAAATTTCTAACAATTAATTTTTCGTTATCTTTAAGGGTAGGTAATAAATCTATTAACCTTTGTTTTGTATCAACAACTTGATCTAATTGAGTTTTAGATGCAGAAAATTTTTGACCAATAGCAGTTAGATTTTTTGAATCCGCTTCTAAACTTGTAATTAAATTTTTAAGAGGTTGTCTTTGATTTACAGGTGTATCTAATATTTTATCACTAAGCATTCTTTGAACATCATCATTAAATAATCTAAAAGTTTTATTTACATTTAAAATCTCTGCTTCATTTAAAGGATAACTATAATTTTTAATTTTTGTTTTGTATGCTGGGTTTGTCTCAAGAACAGATAATACTTCTGCTTTTGAAATTTTTTTATCAGGATATTTTTTACTTAACTCAAATAGATCTCCTCCAATAGGTTCACCTTTTTTATTAAATATAAGTAAACCTGCATCCTCTAATTCCTCAGCTTTAATTCCTTTGTTTAAGGATCCTTTCATAAAGCCCATCCACTGAGCTGGTTTAGCAAATTCATTACCACCCTTTTTAACATAGTCCCAAGCTGCAGATCCCATAAACTCAGTAATGTTATCAACTTTTAATTGTCTTTTGCTTTTACCAAAACTTAAAGGTTCTGCTTGAACAGTAAGTGCTTTTGAATTTTTAATTTTTTTTGCATTAAAATCATCTTCAATACGTTTCATACTTCTTTCAGTCATTAAAGGAGTTTGCTTTACGCTAGTTCTTGTTGAGTACAAATTATTAAGTTCTGCCATTCTTTCAGGATTATTTCTAAAAATATTTCTAAACTCAGCTATATTCTCAGGTAAATTTAAGTCTTGTCTGTATTCTGGGAGTCCATCAACAAAGATCTGGTATCTAGGATCGTTAAGTATAGCTTCTCTTAATTGTGAATTTATTCTTTCCGATGCTTCATAGATTCCTTGTGTTCTTCTTTTTGGCATCAGTGCACGAATACCGCTAGCGGCTTTTCTTGCATAAGGACCCACAAATGGAATCATTCCTGCAACACCAAGCCCAGTTAAACCAACATAACCTAAAGCTTCAAGTGGAGTCATGTCATCATAACCTTCTTCTCCTCTCGCTGCTTTTGCTAAAGCCTCTGCATCTTGCATTGCATATTTGTACGATTGTAATTCTCCAGTGATAGGAGCTGTGTCTCTTAAAAGTGTGTAAGCTGTATCTTGAAATTTTTTCTTGGCTTCTTGTAATTTAGCTTCATCTAAATTTTCTATTTCTCCATAGTCAAGTATAGTATTGTTGTCAGCCATAATTACTCCTAGCAAGGATAATATTTACGTTCCGTCGGCAATGGTTGTTTGTCCGTCGGCTCATAATCATAATCCGCAGATATAAAATTTCCTTCTCGGTATCTTAACACAGCTTGGGTGGTGCTGTCCACGAGGTCATCGTGTTCTCCGTTAGGGAACGCTGCACACTCCTCAATCACTTCATGAGCAAATTGACGGTCAGCTGGATAGAATACCATACCTGATGCAAACACAGGCGAGACTGCATTTACCCTTGAAACCTTGTCTTTTCCACGACCAGGCACGAACTCGTGCACAGGGATACCAGTTCTTCTTAGCTCTTGAATTAGAGGCATACCCGTTGCCTTTGCTTCAATGACGACGGACTCAGGATTCCAGTAAGAGTATTGATCCATTGCTACAGCTTTCAATTCAGGAAAATCCCAACGACCTTTTAATGAGTCTAGTAACATCAAACACTTTGGTGAATCCTCATCAGGTGTGAATACACCCCAAGTTGTAATTGCAGAATAGTCTGCAGAATCTTTTTTACTAAATGCTGTATCATACGATTGTATTACATATTCTAGTCTTGGTATTTCATGTTCCCATGGTCTCCACCATTCTCGTTTAATAATAGCGCCTTCTTCAGAAGTAGGATTTTGCATGTATTGTGCATTCCAACGTTGAGGAGGTATTGATGCTTTTACACCTTCTAATTCCTCTTTCTTCCAATACTCTGGCCATACTGGTTGTCCGTCGTCCAGCAGCGCTGGAAACTCAACGACCTCCCACTGATCAGCGCCAGGGTTTACTTGAGCTTTAATTAGTCTACCTGTAAGATCGTCCGTCGCCCATCGAGTCATTACAACTACGATAGAACCACCCGGTTGCAAACGTTGTCTAGGTCCTGACACATACCAATCATACGTCTTCTCCATAGCAGAGTCCGACATTACGTTTTGTTCGGTGTGCGGGTCGTCAATAATTAATATATCTGCACCCCTACCCGTTATGGCACCTCCGACACCAGCTGCAAAATACTCACCCCCTTGGGAAGTCTCCCAACGACCTGCAGCTTTACTATCCTGTTGGAGTCCCACATTAGAAAAAATTTTTTTATATTCATCGCTATCAACTAAGTTTCTTACTTTTCTACCAAAACGAAAAGACAGTTCTGCATTGTGAGAAACCTGCATGAGTTTAGCATTGGGTCGGAGTCCCATCATCCATGCTGGAAACAAATAAGATGCAAACTCTGATTTTGTATGTCTAGGAGGCATATTGATAATTAAACGCTTAATCTTGCCCTCTGAGACTTTGTTTAGTTTGTCAGCGATTATTTGATGATGACCCCAGTCAGAAGGTTCAGTTGCATCTCTGCAGATAAAATCTGGCCAAACCTGTTTAACAAAGAAAAGGAAGTCATTTCTAGCACTGAGTATCTTTTCAGCATCTAATAATTTCTTTAATTTTATTAGTTTTTCTTTTGGTAAGAGCTCTAAATCCATAAGTATTTTTACTATATCATTTCTATGAAAGTTTGCACGTATGTCAATCGTCAAGTTACATGCGCAAGATTTGGGGGGTGGGGTGGGGTCAAAGCACCATATCTAGTATGTTTTTGAATAGAGACCCTGAATTTACAGGTGAAAGCAGCTGATGCCAGGCAGCTCGGATCCGAAGTTCCAGTTAAGTTCTTTTAAAGTCCAAGTAAAGTTGTTTTAAAGGGTAAATTGCCCATTGGCGCATCTTATTGCGCCAATGGGATATTGGTTAATTGTCAGTACGATTATCTGATATTGTTCTATCTAATCCAAATTTTGTGAACAATTCACTAGATAACGATTGACCAAAGTTTTTGATTTTCTCATCTTGCAAGTTATCCAATATGAATTCAAATATACTCATATCTAAATGACCCGCTACCAACTTCCAATCAATTTTTGGTTTTGCGACTTGTTTATATTTGTGCAAAAAAGTTTTGAGTTCTTGTATTTTAACATCACTACTTTTCTCACTTTCAACTATTTGATTAAGTATTGTAATCTCATTACTCATGATTGCAAGTCCTTAATCTCACTAGACCATGTTGTTCTAGTGTTTAAAGTTGAGTATTTCTCGAACAAGTCCATGTGTTGCTTTTTAAAGTTCTCAACACTAAAAGAATTGTAAGTCGAAACATTACGTTTTAAAACGTACATCAACTTTTTAGACTTAAAACTAATCTCATCAGTTTTAAGTAGTTCGAACAATTCAACATTGCTAGGTTTTAAAATCCTATTCCATGTTGATGTTAGTTCTTTTTGTTCTTGCTTTAACTCGCAAGAATTAATTATCAACTTTTTATTCTTTGGCGAAAGTTGAAACGCTTTTTTTAGTTGTGCCATTTTACCTCTCTTTGTTTTGTAGTTTTTAACACACGATTAAATTACCAAATCCCATGACCATATCAAGAAAAAAATAAATTATTTTTTAGCTGTTAATTATAATCATTCTAAAGTGTAGTTTATAATTATTCTAAAGTAGTAAAACTCAAACCGAAGGCTAGGTCCCCGAAGGAGATCCGTGCTGGGCATCCCTCCAAGAGCTTCGGTTGGGAAATGGGACACGGGGTTTGCAGTGGGAGTGGGAGTGGCAAAGGTAGTGGTGGTGGAGGAAGTTACCTGGCTGGGATCGCAGGTGTATCCAAAAGCTTTATCTTTTTGACCTTGTCGTAGGGAACGGGAATGGGAGACCGGTTCGCTGCTGCGCGGCCAGCAGGGTCATAGTAAAAGTAACAACAGGATGGTGAGCGTTAGCCAACGGAAGCGGGACATGAACGCTAGACACACCAATCCTGTAATTACGTAACCCACTAAGGCTTCACCTCTTCGCCGACCACCGACTCTTCCCATGTATTGCCGTTTGCAATGCACTTGCTGCCTGGAGCCCCAGTCAATGCATACAGCTTCCCAGCTTCAGGTTTGTTTTCCTTTTTAGGTGGGAGTTCATCCTCCGCCTCTTCGATGGTATAGTATGGTCCTCCGTACAATTGCTTCTTAATCCAGCTGCTAACCTTCATGTCAGCATCATGCTCATCTGCTGCCTCGATACCTTTATCAAAATGGGATTCAATATGTTCGGCTTCCTCCCTTGGTGAATCTACATCAACTATTACTTTAAACTTTGGCATGTTACACTTCCCTCGTGATTCCGTCAGGGTCAGTATGAAACACTACCTTGTCCCCCAACTTTTTTTTCTCCAACAATGTTGGAATATTATTTAATTTACCGACACCTGACTTCTGCGTACCTTCGGTAATTTGCACCCACATCTTTTCCACTAAATCTTCTTCCTTAAACCACACGTAAACGAAATTGGAAAAGGGAAGTTCTTTCTCTTGAGATTTAATTTTAAAGTATGTTTCTTTGCCATGCTCTTTGCATGTGAACACAATGTTCTTGTCGTCTTCTTTTTTTGTCATCGTACTGCTCCTTTTGTTATCCCATGAATATAAGATTATTATCCAGAATGTCAAACAAAAAATTTTTAAAAGCAGGAACTTCTCTGGCGATCCCAGCTGGGTCTGCAGGCAGCTAATGTAGAATATCTAACGAGGAATTTTTAATGGGAGATGGGAAGTGGGAAACCAATGGGGTTAAGGTTAACCATCCAACCCCAAGGTTAGGCTTTGACGCCTTCGAATCCCGAACAACTCTCGCTGTTCTCGAGAACACGGTAGCCCAACGGAAGCAAAAAACAGGAGCTTATCGTTTAATGAATGTCGAGCTACCAAGACCTTTCTATATATCATCATGGGATAAATGTCAAACATTTTCTTTACCTGCTTTTCAGAAGCAGCTGTGCCCAGCAGCCAGCTGGGACGCCAGTCTTTTAAAAAGGCACGGAAACCCTCACTTTTCGGTAACGGGAAGTGGGAGTTCGCTGCTGGTGTCTGGATCCAGAGAACCTGATGGTTCAAAAACATCAACAAAGACGGGCTTTTCTTCAACGGGAGTTGGGAGATGCTGCCTGGCCAGGGGACTCCCGCTGCTGAAGGATGGCCAGCAAGATTTCTTTATGAGCGTTGGGAGTTGGGAAATGGCAAATGGGAGATGGCACATCGACCAGTAACGATGGACCATCGTAAAGTTTGAGGGCTCTCTCCGAGAGGG